GCAACAGACATGCTATCTGCCCTAACCGGGAAAGGAAGACCTTCTGAATCAGCATCGCCAACATCTATAGTTTCACACTGAACATAACCTCCATTACGGCTTAGAATTATCCTAAGTTTGTCAGTGGTGAAGGACAGGTGATATATCTTAACATCGTCTGAGAAAACCAACTTACCCCATGCAGATTGAGCTTTATCTGTCCCTTGCCATAACCAGTCATATGTGTAAAGTACATTATCAGCCTCTGCTTTAATTAGAAGCAAGTTGATATTAGAAGACGTAACCATTATGGTTGGTTGTCCCTCTATATATTCGTTGACATGATCAGTTATTGGTCTTGCTCGCTTAGTGTCAGTTAATGAATCAGTGAAGTACTCTCTAATACCAATGAACCTACCATAATTAAAAGCAAAGAAGATACTATCACCAGATACAACAGGTTTAACGCTTGTTATTGTCTCAAACTCCGTAGTCTTTCTAAGAACTGCATTGGCACTGGTCAATTGCTTATCACCGGGTAGCAAGAACTGAGCAGTCTCAGAGAAGAACACAAAGTCACCATCAAATCCAGCGGATGCCTCTAAATAGTTGATCTGCTCAGAGTCTGCATAGATGTCTATAGGGTCTGTGTCAAGAGATGCCTGTGCTGTCTCTCGAAAGAAGTTAAAGAAGTTACCTGACCTTGTCATAATCACAGCCTCACCAGCAGTAAAGTAAAGCCTATTTTGCATTATACCTATTGACTTTATCTGATCTCCTACAAAAGATGGGAGTGGGTTTGTTCTATCATCTCCAACATCTCTATTTTGCCATTCCCCTTGTCTTAGTGTAAATGTAGCAACCCCACCGGATATACTCTCACGTACAAGAACATATGGCATAGTTGACAAATCCATACCTAATTTTATATTAGGGGCTATTACTTCATTCCAAGTTAATGTATTTCCTGATTCATTTGATGTTGTAGTTGCCTGGAGCCAGAAAGAAGCATTCTCAGTTGTATTACCGCCTGGTGGGTTAACTTTAACTTTAAAATCAATAGGAGCTCTATTAGGGAGAAGCGTTGTCTGTTCAATTTCTTTAAAAATGGCAACAGCGTTTGAGCCATCAACACTATCATCTACTTGTATACTGAAACTTCCACCATCTTTTCTTGATATGTATATACAGTTATCCTCTAAATCTAAGTTAAAATCACCTGAAATATCAGTTCCTGACCAGATTCCTTCCTGATAGGTATCTCCTGACCCACCTAATAGTCCATTATATAGCTTAGCAGCTACTGTTTTTGGAACAACTGATCCAGATTGAGAAGCAGCGCCTCCATCCCAAGATTTGTGTACAGACACTACTGTGGAGTCTATTGATATAGATGTAGTCTGGCTATAGTCTTTAAATTGAACATACACTATAGCTTGATTCGCAAGCTGAGGGCTCTTCTCTGTCGACTCCCCTACATACACCTTTTTATTAATAAGGAAAGTGTAATCTCCTATGGTACAGGTTACTATGTCAGATGCAGGGTTAGGAGTTGCAAGGTAATTTTCAGGGTTGTTTTCCAGGTTTACTGTATGTTGTGTTCCATTAGGAGACCAGGCTTTTAGAGATCCAGTAGGAGAGATTTCTATAAAATATTCTTCTTCATCCCTTACATAGTGATGCCACTTAGATAAAGGGTTTTGTGTTGCTCCTGAGAACTCTCCTGTCTTGTATGTGCCTTGTCTACTTATCAGACCTCGTACAACATCCGGTCTAAAGTTCTCAGACAAAGTACACTGTCCAGGGTATCTGTTCTTCTCAGGCTGTTGGGAGACCCCTTGAATTGGCCTACCTTGATTCGATGTTATGTATGTGATATTGCACCTCCTTAGTAAGTATTACGTCTGGGGAATACATCAAGCCTTCTTGAGTAGGCATTGTATCCTCCAGCCTTTGCAAGGAAAGCTTGTACGTTAGGGTTATCATAGATCTGATTTCTCTTTCTATTCCTTGAGTCCTCAACTTCAAGGGCATACATAGCGTCTACCTCTTCTTGCTTCTGGAATTTCCACCTGCTATCATCTACCTCAAGATCCTGGGCAAACTGCCTACGAGCGGTATACATGATAGCTTTTTGTGCTGTAGGCGGAAGGTCGTTAAACTCAAGGTAAATAGTGAAAGTCATTTGAATTGTCAACACTCCGCCAACCTCATAGTTGGCAATGTCAGTTAAGTCATAAGTATGGTTAATCATGTCATAGATCTTACCTGCTCTCATAACAAGTTGTAATCCTCTTGATTGGCCTTCTGTAATCATTGACAAAGCATTGGCAGGTGCAACAATCTGTCCTGTGCTGCTGTCAGGTGCCATGTTCCAGTTAGGTTCCTCGTTGAAGTACCAACCTCTTTGCTGTATCTCTCTTGATATTCTCTCTATGGTAGTCCTTGCCTGAGAAGCATCCAGGTCAGAGTCATTTTCATCTGATACTGGAGACAAACTAACACCGGAGAGGCAAGCATTCATAGCAGTTAGTAAAGCTGTCATATATCCTCCTTACGAAAAAGCCCACCACTCTCTAATGAAAGTAGTGGGCGTATTATTGATTAGCTGTACTGTTTCGTAGCTTTGGCTTTGCCTTTGGCCTTGTTCAATACATCAGTGTTGTCCGCTGCAGCATCAGATACAACAATAGCACAGTTATCATACCTGCCAGTAGTGGCACCTTCGGCCAGCCAAGAGTCACAGAAGTAACCTTTCGTCTTCTTATCGAAGAAGATGTCAGACTGGAGACCAATGGTGCGACCACATAGTAGCGCATCAGGTCCGTAGATAATAGCCTGGGCCGTCTTCATGGTATCGGTAACATCATAACGATTCCCGTTATTGTCATTGGACAGCTTGTGATGAGTTTCACCATCATGCGGGTTGATCTTCATCTGCGTGAACTCAACAGAACCCATAACAGGAAGATTCCAACCTTTAAGACGACCAGAAAGATTAGCATCAAAGCTTGTTCCAGTAGTCTCATTACTTCCACCCTCAGTCTGAGCAATAAATCCGTAGTCAACCAGAAGGCCAAACTCAGCAACAGGCACGATGACGGACAATCCAGCCATAGGAACTCTCTGAGTAACCAGACCCATCAAGGCAATCTCAATAGCGGAAACAAGCTGATAAGGGTCTTGTGCCTGAGAGTAGTCATCTTTCAAAGCAACCTTTACAGCTACACCCTGTCCTGTCACACGGGAGATACCGCCAGTAATGGTGTTTGCAATCGGGGAGTAAGCACCACCCGTAAGACCGCAAGCCAGAAGCTGCTGAACAACCATCTGATCTTCAAGGGTCTTAAGCTTACCCATCTGATTGGTAGCCAGTTTGGTCATAACTTCAAAGTCATTCTGAATGTCATGCAGAGTATGGACAGTGTTACGGCCCAGGACGATGGTATCAACTACCAGGGCATTCTTATTGAACTCGGGAGGGTCAGTAGCTTCGGGTTCCTGACCGGGAGTAAGGGTGGTTAGTTTGGTCTCACCCATATATTTATCGGAAACGATGTTAGTTCCGACAACATCCTGCACGGTGAATTTACCAAGCAGGTTTTCGCCTTTAAGGTACTGCTGGTGGACAACTCCGTTAAACTTCTCAATCAACAGAGTAGGGACATCAGCACCTACGGCAGGATTTACAACAGGATTGATAGTAGATCCAGACAAGTTAATTCCTCCTTTACATATATGTTAATAGGGTCAGAGGTAAGTGGTATATAAGTAAGTTGACTTACATGCTCTAACTTAGATAGAATCTCTTAACTCTCTATACTCTCTTACCTCTCTTTAATTTCTTATTATTTCTTATTGCTCTTCTATACTGGTCCCTAATTATTCAAGGACCGTGCATCGTCAGATACCTTTGGCGATTCCAGCTTGTCTACGGGCATCCCAACCTGCCGGATCTTTTGCATATTCACCATTCTGGAATGATGCGAGGTATTCAGCCTGAGAGACAGAACCACCGGATGACGCAGGAGCTTGATTACTTCCGTCTTCAAGGTCTAACTCTGCCGGAGCAGGAGGCTTTCCTGCGCTGTCAAATTGGCTCCATAAATCTTGGATCATAAGCTTCTGCATCCGTAAGGTTCCGTTCTTCATAACCTCGTTAAATTCGGCAATGTCGTCCTCTGAGAGGTTCTTCTCAGCATAGGCACTAAGATCAGCCCATCTGTCCTCCCCACCCATCAACTCCAGTGTATCATTCCATGCGGTTTCTGCTGCTGCCTTGGCACTTTCCTGGCTTTCCGTAAATGCTTTCATAGTTGCGGCATCCTTAGCTGCAACACCGTCAAGGAACAGGTCTACTTGCCACTTTCCAAACGCTTCATTCAGGGCGTTTCTGGTGTCCTCTGACAGCCCTTCGGGAGAATACATCTCCTTGGCTATCTCCATGGCATCAAACCCCGCTTCCTGGGCAAAATTAGCCATATCTGGAGGTATGACAACATCAACCATGGCACCCTGATATTCAAATTTATCGGTCCTCAATTCTTCCGTATGAGGAGGGTTTGACTGTTCCCCTGGTTTGACATCCTCTGTATCCTTAACGTCCGTAGAATCGGCAGGATTTTGATCTACCGGCGTGTCTGAGGCTGTATCAATAGCATCAACAGAGGGTGTCTGATCAACTGCTGCCTGATCCACAACAGGTTCTTGATTAAGTTCTTCTGACATATAATATCCTCCTTGTTTATGGGTGACTTGTTAGGCCACCCTTAAGTTATTGTTGCATTGCTTGTTGTAACATTTCAGGACCGGCTTTCTCAGCGGCACCGGCCATTGCATCTGTCATTGTCTGGGCTTGTTGAGCTTGGGCTTGAGCTTGCTGTTTATCCTGGTACTCTTCATCCGTCATCATCCATGGCATTTCCATTGATAGGCCTGCAGCAACCTCTTTAGCATACACATCCCACTTGGTTCTTTCCTGAACAGGTAAGGGCCATGTTTGAGGCAATTGCATCATCTCAGTGAACTGCTTGATCTTATCCAGATCTCCAACCTTACCAAGGGCAGCAAGGCCTGTTACGATCTCGGGTATTACTTGATCAGGAAATGGGAAACCAATCTGCTTAAGATAGATCTTAGCAAGTGGAGATTGCATAGTCTGAGCCAGCAATGTATAGACACCACCAAGAGAAGTCTCAAGCTCCTGGGCATCAATGCGTAACTCAACAGTTGTAACTCGCTCTGCATCTCTACGGACAGCAGAGTTCATAAGGAATGCTTGACCTATACGTCTCTCATACTTAGTAAGAACCTCTGAGATTGGCTTGAAATCAGCATACTTAGCAAGTTGCAAGATGCCGATATCTTCAATGTTACCTCTCAACCACTCTCCAATAGGAGAAGTTGCTACCTCATCCAAGTCAATTATAGAGCCTGGACGTAAGAAGTATTTTATATCTGCCATGAGTACCATACCTTTAGCCACAGCCTCAGATAAGTATTCAATAACAAAGAAGTCACCTGCGTGATCCTCTACCAAACCTCTACCATAGTCTTCGCCGTTGGTATGGTTGAACATAAGAGGAATCCAGGGGAGATCTTCTGCCGGTATCTCTTGCCATTCTTTAATCTGAACACCAAGAGCAGACTGAGTAACTCCGAAAGTGTCTTCATCAATTCGGTAAACCCAGGTATACAAGGTGACATCATCATCTTTCTTGCACACTCCTGGTCCTTTGAGCCTCTTTAGCTGGTCTTGAACAGACTTAGACATAGCTGAGAATGCTTTCTTATCCTTGATCAGTAGCTCAACAAGCCTGCCGGATGTGTCTCTCCTGGTGAAATATCTGTCAAGCTTAATTGCCTGTAGGTTCCCATTCTTGGGCAGATACATTAATACATTACCAGCTATAAGTAAGCTCTTAAAAGCATCTACATAAGCCACCCTTGCTGCTGCTTTGGTCTGGTGTGTCTCTGCTCTCTTCTCAGCTTTAATCAGGAGTGTTGATAACTCAGTAGGGTCATATCCACTATTAATGAGGGTTTGCTTAGCAACATCATCAAATTCAAGTTTGAAGAATGACCGTTGGATTGGGAATAAAGTTGTGGTCAGCTTGTTAGCGAGGTGGTTAACAGCTTGAGCGCCAATGCCTTGGAACCCATGCTGATTTGCATCGGCACCTCTATTCTTGTCGTCATTGTCAGGTAAGATATAGGGTAAAGTAAACCTGGCATATTCACGACCTCTATCAAGGTACTGGTTCCTTGTAGATTGGAGACAGGATTCCCTATCCCCAAGGTCTAATGCAGTCCCGATACCCTGCTTTACCTTCTTTAGCAGGGACTCAAGCATATTATACGTTCAGTCCAGATCCAGTGCTACCAGCAGCCGCACCACCAGAGGGTTTGATCAAAGCTCTCTTACCTTGTGTCTTAATGTCCGAAGTCTCATCGGAACTGTTACCAAGTACAATGTCTTCCGGTTTTGTCTCAACGACCCTTTCAGGTCTTTTAGCGGGATCAGCCGCTTCTGGTGAAGAAACACCCATAAGTTAACCTCCTTATAGTTTCATATTAAAGTTGTAGCCACCAAGCTTAAAGCCTAATGACCTATACATAGAGGAGGCAGGTTTGTCGTTGTCGATGCCGGAGTGAGCGCCACAGTGTACACTCTTACATCCAGACACCTTGCACCACTTTATGAAAGCAGAGACAAGTTTCCTGCCAACCTCATTACCCCTTGCTTCCTTACGGACATACATAAACATCTCCTGTCCGATAGGATCATCTGACCACACCTGACCTGTGATACAACCCCAGAAGAAACCTAAAATTCTGCCACTCTCGGAGTCAACAGCTAAGAAGATGTTATGACTCTTGTTGGTTATGGCATGGATACAGTAATCAATTACTTTCTTCTCGTTATATTCATGACCACTCCACCGATCAGCCTCCTCAATGTACTCCTTTGCAATTTCAATGAGTTGCATCATGTCAAGTTCAATAGCTATCCTTATTGTATATGGCTTCAATTTTCCTCCTTGCTTCTTCAAGTACTACATTTTTAATCATATCCGCATGGCTGGATGTGTGGTTAACAGGGATAGGAGACAGGATATCCATCAGTACCTTAAAGGTATCCGGTGTGATGACAGGTATAACATCCTGATTATTCCTCGTAGTCGAAGAAGCTCTTGCTGGCATCCCTGCCATAGACCGTTTCAGTTTGTTCACTATTATATTCTCCTACTATTCTCTTAAGTTCATTTACATTGATCTTCTCTCTTTCAGCCGCTTGCCTGAGTGCATAGGTAGGCTCTTTATCTGACTCTAAGCACTCAAGGACTTTCTTGAAAATCTTATAGTTCATACGTCAGCCTCTGTCTTATCAAATCTAAGCTCTCCGACCTTCGGAAGTCTTAATACGCCCTTACTGGATTCTTGAAGAGCATAGACTTGAAAGATCTTTCCTATAGGATAAGAATAACCATCCATTCCAGTGTGATAATTGGTAAGACACAGATACATTAGTTCTGCCATTTCATGAGTCCACCCTTTACCAAGCATGGCTTTAATGGTCTCACCATTCTTCCATTTGAAAATAAGGTTGGCAACCTTTCCTTTGTATTTTCCAGTACCTTCTTCCCAACCAACACACTCAAGGTCGTAGTCAACACCACGGACTATTTTCATCATACGGTATCCTTTGTGTCCTGCAACCCATCCTTCATCCATTCTCTTGATAACGATGCCCTCTTCACCATGCTTGATGTAATATTCTGCCAGATCCTCAATGTCCTCATAGGCAATAAGCACGGAATCAAGAACAGTAAACTCATATGGCATAATAGATTTCAGGTAAGAGTACCTTTCAACATATTCACGTTCTGACGTTCCAACAATGAACTCATTCAAAGTCAAATGGTCATGGAAGCAAAGGTAAGAGTCACGGCACCATTGCTCCTGATCTTTACTTAGGGGCTTAACTCGGTTAGGGTTAAAGATTCCAGACAAAGCTTCTAAGCTACAGCCATCACAGCAAAGCTCAGCAATGTAATCACCATCAGGTAATACCTTCCCCCATGCCATGAGCTGCTTAACAAGTCCCGCTGTGTTCGTCAACAGCAAGCCAGTCCGTGAAAACAGGTAATAGTTGGAGTCAAGCTTGATAACATGTGCGTATATTCCATCTTTCTTTACCTGACCATAGTAGTCAATATCAGTTGGTTTCTTAGAACCCGCAACCTCATCCCAACACTTGACCTTCATGGTCACTTTGTCTTTAATGCGGTGGTTCTTTTGGAGTCCAAGTAATTCGAAAATATTCATTAAGTTATCTCCTTTAAATTAAAGTCCGTTACGTTCGATCTGGTTGATTCTGAACTTGCAGATGTGTATTATCTTCTCGTAGTCGAGTAGTCTGGCATTCTTCTTAGTCATGCCTTTGACTTTCTTAGTACGCAAGATACGTTTAATAATATCAGCATCCCAAGGATTCAAGTCATACTCCTCCCATATGTGCCAGGGTTGAATAGCGTGACTTGAATAGTCAGACTCACCAACGTTATAAGTTAGTGGATCTTCTTCAACTTCCTCAGAATTGTCTGACAGTGTCAGACTTTCTTCACCTACCTTGTCAACAACCTCTTCCTTCTCTACTGGTCCCTTAATAGGTTTCACAGTTAATCTTGTCATTTATCCTCCTTATAATCCACAAATTCCACCGGAGCATTTTTCCTCCGTCTCATCAAATACCATACCCGCTGCCTC